CCTTGACTATCTATGGAACTGGTGATACTATAGTAATAGTAGAAGATATTATTTCTGCTATGAAGATTGCAAGGTTAAGAGATGAGTACTGTGCTTGTCCTGTTTTAGGTAGTAGTCTTTCCTATGATATGGAGAACCAGTTAGTAGAGAAGTTTAGTAACTCAGCAGTATGGTTAGATAGAGATAAGGCGAAAAATGCCCTACGAATATCTAGAAAGCTAAAGCAACGAGGATTATCTTCTAGAGTAATTGTTACAGAAGATGACCCCAAAGAATATTCTAAAGAAGAGATTAGAAAGTTCTTACAGAAAAAGAATGATAAGTAAAATTAATCAAAAATCTATTGACATACGAATTTATTTATGATAAAATATTCGTTATGATTTAGAGTTATTTAAGTTAGTTTTATTTTTATAATTTTATCTAATGATTTTTAAGGAGAATACTATTGATTGAAACACAGATAATTAAGACATTCTGCCTTAGTAGAGAGTCTTATGAAAGATATTATAAGTATGTTAAGTTAGATTATATAAAGATTAATTACTCTAATATATATAAAATATTTAACACTATACATTCTTACTATAACAAGTATGATGACAAAGAACTTATTACTAAGGAAGAACTAGATTTAAGTTATAACAGTAACTATCTCTTAAAAGAACAAGAGAGAAAGGAAGTGTCTACTCTTATAGATACTGTCTTTAAAACAGAGATAACTAACTCTGATGCAGTTATAGAACTCTTAGATGAGCATAGAAAGAGGTCTCTTGCAGGAGACATAGCTAGAATTTCTCTAGATGTTGAGGAAGGTACGGCTTCTTTAGATGACTTACATAAGATATATGCAGAGTTTGACCAAGCTTCTATTGAGATTGATGAGTCAGCAGTTGTTGATATGTCATTAGCAGACTTATATCAATCACAAGTAGCTACTCAAGGGCTTCGATGGAGACTTAAATGGTTGAATCAATCATTAGGTTCTCTAAGGAAAGGAGACTTTGGATTTATCTTTGCTAGACCTGAGACAGGTAAGACTACCTTCTTAGCTAGTGAGGTAACTCAAATGATTCAACAAACTGAGGGTAATATTGTTTGGTTTAATAACGAAGAGCAAGGTAACAAAGTTGCTATCAGATGTTATCAAGCAATGCTAGGACTAAAAACAGATGAACTATTTACTAATGTAGAGGAAAATCAAGCTAAGTTTGAGGCACTTGGTGGTAAGAGAATTAAGATATATGACTATGAGGATTCATCTAGAGCAAATCGTATAGATGCAATACTAAAAGAAGATAAACCTGCTCTAATCATTATTGACCAGATAGATAAGGTTAAAGGATTTAAAGCTGATAGGAATGACTTAGAACTAAAAGCTATATATCAGTGGGCAAGAGAGATAGCTAAGAAGTATGCTCCAGTGATTGCTGTAAGTCAGGCAGGAGGTACAGGAGAGGGTAAGCTATTCCTTACTATGGACGATGTAGATGGCTCTAAGACAGGTAAGCAAGGAGAAGCAGATTGGATTCTAGGTATTGGTAAAGAAACAGATAATACTTCTAGGATTAGGTACTTTAATATCTGTAAAAATAAACTGTTAGGTGATGCTGATACATTACCTGACCTAAGACATGGGAATTCTCAAGTCTTAATTCGACCAGAGGTAGCTCGTTATGAAGACATCTAAAAAAAGGACTTGCCATGTATGTGGTAAAGATGCTATAATATGGGATAAGGCTAAATGGTGGTGTAGTATGCTACCAAATCCTGGGAAGTATAACTTAACTGGTGCTTGTAAGAAGGAGAAAAAGTAATGGTAATTACTGAGCAAGAATGGTTACATGGAAAAATAAAGGAGAGAGAAAATATGAGGTGTCCTAGATGTAATGCTAAAATGAATTGGAGTGGCGACCATGACACAGATGAGGAAGCTAATAGCTCTATCGTTATGAGCCATTTTGTTTGTCCTGATTGTGAGACAGAGCTTTATGTAAACTGGTCTGAAAAGGAGTCTCACTAATGAGCTACCTTGTATTAGATGTTGAAACTACTATATCTAACAAGGGTAATCCTTTTGATGAAACTAATAAGTTAGTAATGGTAGGACTCCTTGGACATGGACTATTCGATATTGAATATGGAGATGAGCCATTTGGAGATAACTTAAAAAAGATTCAAGAGATTATAGATGACCATGATGTTCTTGTAGGATTTAATATTAAGTTTGACCTACATTGGTTAGCTAGATATGGTATTAAGTTTAGTGATAAAAAGATTTGGGATTGTCAACTAACTCAGTTTATGTTGAGTGGTCAGAAAGATACTTACCCAAGCCTTAATAGAACTTGTGAGCTTTACGGATTTGAAAAGAAGTTAGACCTTGTATCAGAAAACTACTGGAAGAATGGTATCGATACTCCTGATGTACCAAGAGATACTTTAGAGGAGTACTTACAAAAAGACTTAGAACTAACAGAAAAAGTAATGCTTAAACAGAAAGAAGAGTTAGCAGACAACCCGTTGCTAACAAGATTGATTAGCTTACATAATCAAGACCTATTAGGTTTGCAAGAAATGGAATTTAATGGACTACTTTTTAACCAAACTTGGAGTGAAACTCTAGGTGCAGAATTGGAGGAGCAGATTGCTAAACTCGATAAAAGATTGTATACATTCCATTCTCTTGATACCTTTAACCCTAATAGCAATGACCATATCAGCGTTCTTCTTTATGGTGGTACTATTAGTTACAGGGTTCAAGTCGATGATGGATTCTATAAAACAGGTGAGAAAAAAGGACAACCGAAATTAAAATGGTCTGTCAGAGAAAAACAATACTCACAACTTTGCAAACCTATAGCTAAGTCTCAACTAGCAAAAGAAGGTTACTACTCTACTGATGAGAGAACATTAAAAACTCTTAAAGGAGGTAAGGTAGCTAAAGAAGTTATAAGTATTTTATTAACTAGGTCGGCACTAAATAAAAGAATGGGTACATACTATTTAGGATTACCTAAATTAATCCTTGACATGAACTGGAAACATGGTATAATATATGGACAGTTAAATCAATGTGTTGCTAGAACAGGTAGATTAAGTAGTAGTAAGCCTAACCTACAAAACTTTGATGGAGAAATTAAAGGACTGTTTACAACTAGATATGGAGAGGTGTAATGCTACTACAAGCAGATGCAAAGCAGTTAGAGTGGATTGGTGCTACCTATCTATCTCAAGATAAAGTAGCTATTGATGAGATACTACGAGAAGTTGATATGCATTCTGAGAATCAAAAAAGATTTAAGTTGCCTTCTAGATTGATTGCCAAGACTTTTGTATTCCGATTAATCTATGGAGGTTCAGCATATTCTTATGCACATGACCCTGACTTTAGAGACATTGGTAATGAGTCTTTTTGGCAAGATGTTATAGATGCTTTTTATAATAAGTATCAAAGACTATACAAGTGGCACGAAGAAATACAATTTAAAGCAAAACGAGAACAGAAGTTAATAATGCCAACAGGTCGTATCTATCACTTTGAACCTGAAGTTAAGTTTGATAGGGTTAAATATCCTCGTACAAAGATATTGAATTATCCAGTACAAGGGCTAGGTGCTGACCTAATGGCAATAGCAAGAGTGTCATTACGAAATAGACTTAAAGGAAAGAAAGGAATACAATTAGTGAATACAGTACATGATTCAATAATAGTTGACTTTGACCCTAAAGTGTGTTATACTAATGACTTAGTAAACATTGTTGATAAGTGTTTCAATGATGTTCCTGATAACTTCAAGAAATTGTTTGGAGTTGATTTTAACCTACCCATGAGAGTAGAGTGTGAAGTAGGAAATTCATGGGGAAATATGGAGACAATACATGCAAATTAATATTATAGATGTAGGAGAACAAGCAACACATACAGCCAAAAATGGTAGGTCTTACCAGTCTGTAGAAATAACTTATAAGGGAGATAATGGTCAAACTTCGTCTAAGAAGCTAATGTCTTTTGCTAACCCTGATGTATTTAAACAAGCAGGTAGTTGGAAGAAAGGTGATTCAATCAATGTTAATACTCAGAAAGATGATGCAGGGTATTGGCAATGGATTGGTATTTTAGCTGATGGAGAAGCACAGACATCTCCTTCACCAACTAATACTGCACCAAGAGTTGGAGGAGCAAGTACGACTACACGAGTAACAGGTAGTAACTATCCGACCTCTGATGAAAGAGCTAAGACACAGAACTATATTATTCGTCAGTCTTCTTTAAGTAATGCAATAGCTACCTTAAATATTAAGGGAACTAAAGACTTAACTGAGTCTCCTTCTGATGCTGTCATTACTTTAGCTCAGAAGTATGAAGCTTATGTATTAACTGGAGCTCAAGCACAAGGGGATGAAAATACTGACCTTGACTTTGGTGAGGATGTCCCTCTATAATGTTAGCTCTTATTGATATGGATTTAGTTTGTTTCCGTTGTTCTGCTAGTGCAGAGAATGATGGAGCAGGTATTGCTATATATCGTATGAATGAGCTAATGGATAGCATTTTAGAAAAAGCTAAAGCAACAGAGTATAAAGCTTATTTAACAGGAGCTAAGAACTTCAGAAAAACTATATACCCTGAATATAAAGCGAATAGGACAGCACCTAAACCTATATATTTACAGGACTGTAGAGACTATGCCATAAACCAGATGGGAGCAGAGATAGCTCCTGAAGGTTTAGAAGCAGATGACTCACTAGGTATGAATCAAACAGATGACACTATCATTTGTTCTCTTGATAAAGACTTACTAATGATTCCAGGAAAACATTTTCAATGGGCTATTAGTGGTAAGAATTGGGAGAAACCTGATACATGGATAGACCAAACTTATGAAGAAGGTATGAAGTTATTCTATGCTCAATGTATTACAGGCGACCCTTCAGATAATATAAAGGGTATTCCTGGATTAGGTAAAGCAAAAGCAAAGACAGCTCTTGCAGGACTAACAAATGAGAGAGATATGTTTGACAAAGTGAGAAAACTGTATGGCAATGATGAAGAGTTCCTCATGAATGCTAGAGTTCTATGGATAAAAAGAAGCTTAGAAGAAAACTTTGGAGATATATTTAATGCCTATATTTAAGTCAGGACTTGAAAAGAAGGCTTGGAAAATACTTAAAAAACATATTCCAAGAGTTAAATATGAACCCGATGCAATACCATATAGGCAACCTGCGAAGGAGCGTAAGTACACGCCAGACTTTAAGGTTGCCCAAGGTGTATACATAGAAGCTAAAGGTAAGCTAGACTTAGCTACTAGACAGAAAATGGTTTGGTTTAAAGACATGCATCCAAGAATTACGATAATATTCTTATTCATGAATCCTGATAATAAGATAACTAAACGAAGTAAAACTACATATGGAATGTGGGCTACTAAAGAAGGTTTTCTTTGGTTAGACTTTAGGAAAGATTGGATTAAACAATATATGGAGATGATAAAATGAGTGCAAAAATTTTAGTACTTGATATAGAGACCTCGCCAAATATAGGAATGCACTGGGGACTATGGCAACAAAACATAAGTATTAATCAATTGATTGAAAGTTCTACAATACTATGTTGGGCTGCGAAATGGGTAGGAGATAGGAAGGTTCACTTTGCTAGCATCTTAGAGTCTTCTCCTAAAGAGATGATTAAAAAGATACATAAGCTAGTAGACGAGGCAGATGCAATTATTACTTATAATGGTAAACGATTTGATATGCCAACTCTTAATAGAGAGTTTCTATTACACAAGCTACCTCCTCCTAGCCCTTATAAGGATATTGATTTACTACAGACAGCTCGTAGTAAGTTTAGATTCGTTAGTAATAAGCTTGACTATGTTGCAGGAGAATTAGGAGTCGGTCAGAAAACCTCTCACGAGGGTATGCCTCTGTGGAGTAATTGCATGGCTAAAGATAAGAAGTCATGGAAGCTAATGAAGAAGTATAATATTAATGATGTTAAGCTAACAGAAGAAGTTTACCTCAAACTACAAGGTTGGTTAGTAACACCCTTTAATCATAATACTCATTCACATGGTCATGTATGTCCATCATGTGGAGGAACACATCTTCAAAGAAGAGGCTTTAGTATAGTAGGTGCAAACTCTTATCAGCGTTATCAGTGTATTGACTGTGGTAAGTGGAGTAAGAGTAACAAGGCTTCAAAAGAACTAAAAAAAGATAGCTTTATAAAAGCAATTTAACTTGACTTTTTAATCAATATAAGGTATAATACTATTATGATAGAAGGAAAACATCCACTAGAAAGAATCTTTGAACTTGCCCTTGAACAAGCAACTAAGGGTAAGGGAGATGAGAGGCATGGTAATGGAGATGAATTTACTAAACAGCCTTGGGTAGGACTTGCCAAGGTACATGGTAGTGGTTTCTTAACTGGACAAGCACAGAAGAAAATTATGGAAGCTGTAGCAAACAGAGAAGATACTAACTACTTATGGTATGAAAGAGAAATCTTAGGTGCTATTAATTATTTAGCAATGAATCTTATATATGAAAAGGAGTTATAATGTTAGAGTTTATTTTGTTAATAGGATTAGCAGGAGAGCCATTCTCGGCTACTCCTGTCTATGCAGGGTCGTTCACTTCATGTGAAAGTGCCATTGCATATGCTAAAGAGTCTTATCCAAGTACCGATGGATGGGATAAGTATATGTGCATTAGGAAAGAGTACTATGTCAATTAGAAATTTAACCTTTCGAGAAGTTTGTGAAGAGCTCCAAAAGATAGAAGAAACTGAGTTACTGGAGCTTCTTGAAATAGATTCTATAGAATTAATAGAAAAATTTCAAGATAAGATTGAAGATAACTTTGATAAACTTTTAAGAGAAGTAGATAACCTTAATGAGGAGTATGAGATTTATGACGAAGAATAATTTACCAACAGTATATCAAGCAGTGATTGCTCAGAGCCGTTATGCAAGATTTATGCCTGACCAACAGAGAAGAGAAACTTGGGAAGAAACAGTACAGCGTTTAATAACTTACTTAGAAGAGAAAACACCAGTACTAAAAAAAGATATAGCATCAATTAAAGAAGCAGTTCTTAAACAGGATATTATGCCATCAATGAGACTTATGATGACAGCAGGAGAGGCTTGTGAAAGAGATAACATTAGTGCTTACAATTGCAGTTATTTGGCTGTTAATAATAAACGAGCTTTTTCAGAAGCTCTATATATATTAATGAATGGTACAGGTGTAGGATTCTCATGTGAACGACAAGAGATAACTCATTTACCTGAGATACCAGAAGCTCTAGATATATGTGATGATGTTATTATGGTAGAAGACAGTAAGCTAGGTTGGGCTAAAGCGTTTAAGAAACTGTTATCTAGTTTATGGGAAGGTGATATACCTACATTTGACTATAGTAAAGTTAGACCTTCAGGAGCTAGACTAAAGACTTTTGGTGGTCGGGCTAGTGGTCCAGAGCCTTTAAAAAGACTTTTTACTTTCTGTATAGAAATATTTAAGACTGCTAAAGGTCGTAAGCTTACCTCAATAGAAGTACATGATATTATGTGTATGGTAGGTGAGATAGTAGTTGTTGGTGGAGTTAGAAGGTCTGCCCTCATCTCACTATCTAATCTTACAGATAAACGAATGAGAGATGCTAAAACAGGTGCATGGTACAATGATTTTGCATGGAGAGGATTAGCAAATAATTCTGTAGCTTATACAGAAAAACCTGACATGGAAACATACATGGATGAATGGTTGTCTCTAGTTAAGTCTAAGTCTGGTGAACGAGGTATCTTTAATAGAGTTGCTGCACAAACACAAGCAGGTAAGCAAGGAAGAGACTCTACATTAAACTATGGTACTAATCCATGTAGTGAAATTATTCTTCGTGATAAACAATTCTGTAACCTTTCTGAGGTTGTTGTAAGAAATACAGATACTGAAGCTACACTAACAAAGAAAATTGTACTTGCTACAATACTAGGGACTATTCAAAGTACTTTAACAGACTTTAAGTTCTTATCACAAGAATGGAAACAAAACACATCCGAGGAAAGACTTCTTGGAGTATCATTAACAGGTATCATGGATGCTAAGATTACAAGTAAACCTGACCCTAAAATGTTAGAGAGGCTAAGAAATGTTGCTCGTAAAACTAATGAAAAGTATGCTAAAATTCTTGATGTACCTGTCTCTGCTTCTATTACTTGTGTTAAACCTAGTGGCACTGTCAGCCAACTTGTCGATTCTGCTTCAGGCATCCATGCAAGGCACAATGATTACTATATAAGAACAATTCGTATGGATAAGAAAGACCCTATCTATGACTTCTTAAAAGATAAAGGTGTACAAGTAGAGGATGAGCAATATAGACCTGAGTCTACTGCTGTGTTTAGTTTTCCTATGAGAGCTCCTAAAGGAGCAGTTACTAGGAATGATATGACAGCTATAGAACAGTTAGAGAACTGGTTAATATACCAAAGACATTTTTGTGAGCATAAACCTTCAGTAACTATATCTGTTAAGGATAATGAGTGGATGGAAGTAGGTGCTTGGGTATGGAAATACTTTGATGAGATAAGTGGTATATCATTCTTGCCTCACTCAGACCATAGTTATGTACAAGCTCCTTATCAAGATTGTACTAAACAAGAGTATGAAGCTCTTCTTAAAAAGACTCCTCAAAAGATTGATTGGGAAACTTTTATAGAAGAAGATGATAACACTATTGGTGCACAGACACTTGCTTGTTCTGCTGCAGGAGGATGCGAAATATGAATGCAGTATATTATGTAGTCTTAGTTTTAATACTACTTGGCTTTCTTTTTTCACTTGTAGGAGCTTAATTATGAATGTAACTTTTCAACCAATAATAGGATGTCAGTTAGGAGTTGAGTTTTATGAACAACTTGTTATTTTACCTAATGAAGATGAAGCTAAAGTAGGGTATGTTTTAATTGATTTATTATTTCTTAGAATACAAATAGCATACTATTTAGAGGAGTTAGAATGAAGATTTGTATAATTGGAAGTCGTAGTTTAGATAAAGCAGAGGTAATCTTTCCAATTATAGATAAGTTTATATCATCTTATACAGGACAACCTATAACTTTTTTAATAGGTAATGCAAAAGGAGTTGACCCTTTATCTAAAAAGTTTGCAGAGGCTAGAGGAATAGATATTGTAGAGTTTATTCCTTATCATTTAATAGACCCAACAGCAAAGTTTAATAGTAAATACTTTTTTGTTAGGACAAAACAAATGATAAATAATGCAGATAGAGTTTTAGCTATTTGGAATACTCAGAGTAAGGGTACTGAGTATGGTATAAAGTACTCTCAGAAAAAAGAAATACCAGTTAGTGTTGTAAAAGTACCTTAACCTCAGAGGAGACTTTTAGAAAGGATATGAGCCCTCACTCATGTCCTTTTTTTTTAGTCTAAAAATACATCTTTATCCTGTACACCTACAAAACCACAAGATTGAGCTTCTCTAATAGTATCAAAATCAAATGGACTAGGTTCTATATGATTACTTGGCATATTGCTATACTCTTTTAGTAAGCAACTTGCTGCTTTATATTGACTACAGTTTTCTTTATGGTATATCATAGCAGTTTTACAATCATTAAAATAGCCAACAAACTCTAAGTCATTATAATTTCCTGATAAAGAGACTGTTAATATAAACATTCCCTCTGCTAACATTAGGCTGTTTGTACCTTAGTAATGTACTCTCTAGACTCTTTAGGAAGAAAAGCTACCCAGTTATCAGGGTCTTTCTTAATAGCTTTTTTAACTGTTCCTGCACCTCCATTGTATGCAGCTAAAGCCTTCTCTTGGTCTCCATCAAACTCTTTTAGCATAGCTTGGTAGTAACTCTCAGCAAAAACTTTATGCTCTTCTTCAGAGGCTTTTGTTAAATCAGCTATAGGAGTAACACCATATCCAGGTTTTTTAGCTGTTTCTGGCATGATTTGATACTTACCTAGAGCACCTTTAGGAGACTCAGTAAGCTTACCATCTGTCATATGTGTATCTGATGACTCTACTATTGCTATTTTGTCAATGATAGTAGGTTGTTCGTTGCCAGTAACTTCGTTAGAAACTACTGGCTCGGTGCTTTTTTTGGGTCGGGTTCTCCAAGGATGTCGGCATAGAATGCACTTGCATTTTTGCCATTAGGAGAGAGCTTATTAACATTATAGTGAGCACGAGCTGCATCATTTATACTCCTTAAATTATTTTGCATAAAAGGAAGATACTTGTTATCTACATTTGGAATAAATAGCATTCCATCTCTTTCTCTAATTTGTAGTTTAGCATCAGGAAATTTTGTTTTAAAAGCATCTAAACCATTTTTAAGAATAGGTTTGTAGCTATTAATTTGTGAGTCTAATTTAGAAATAAGACTTGGGTCTGTAATAGCATCCATTCCTTGACCCATTTCTGGAGAAGACAGAGTAGAAATAAGTTCAGCTACTGAAGGATTTGTATTCTCAGAACTTCCTGAAATAAGGTTAGTCCAAGATTCTAGTCTTTCATTTAATTCATTAGATGAATTATATTGATTAGGAGACAAGTATTGTTTTAATGCAGCATTAGTTGCTAGACCTAGTCCTGAAGTTTTTTTACCATTCTTTAAGGGAATTGGAGATAACATATCTTGATTCTTTTGATTTGTTTTTGGAGATAAATAAGTACTTGGGTCTAAACCATCTCCTATAATTTTTATAACTTGTGAATCAACTTTAAATCTTAAAGCAGCTCCTCCTGCCAAATTAGAAAAATCAAGGTCTTGAAATTGTAGTAATATTCCAAGTCCTGGATGCATATTTACAAGAGTATTGTAGGCTGTACTATCATTAAGTTTTTTTAAGTTTGCAGATGCATTTGAATCAAGAGTTTTATCAATTGTCCCTATAGAAGTAGTTTCTATTTGAGCCATTTGAGTTTTTCTTGCATCTTCAAAAACTTTTAACTCTGGAGCATTAGGATTTACTCCTGAACCAACATACCATTCAGAAACTTCAAAATTTAATTCTCTAACCTTAGTGTTTAAAGCTCTTATTTTTTTTGAAGGCTCCATTGTTGTGTTTTTTTCTAGGTCCGTTACAAAGTCAGTTAATTCATTTGTAATCATTTGATTCATTAATATTGGTTGTTTTTGCTCTATTAAAAGCTTAACATCTTTTATTTCTGTTTGAGTATTAGTATCATTTTCTAATTTCATACTAGCATAAGCACGCTTTTCTGTAAACTTTTCTGACATATCTTTTTCTAATAAATCATAGTTAATTTTACCATCTTTGTTATATTTTTCATCTTCAGGAAATATTCCAATCTTATAAGCATTTGTTCTAACTTCTTTATCTCTAGCATCAGAAGAATCTTTTGCATCGCTAATTGACTTAACATCTGCAGCAACTCTTGCAGTTAAATTATTCATACTAGAAACAGCAGAAACATGTCCCATAATTTCAGCAGCATAAGCAGGGTTAGCTGCAATAGCTTCACGAGTTATCTTACCTAGTCTTTCTTGAAGCTCTAGGTCTCCCATTATACCTTGTTGTCTAGCATTAGTAAGCTTTTCAGTCTTTGTTGCTATAGCATTTTGAATACCTAAAGAGTCATCTGTAAGCTGTTGATTTAATACTGTAGGATAAGTACCATCATATCCTGCCTCAGACTGCATGATAGCTACCTCATCAGCTCCTTGAACAATAGCACCTTCAAGGGCTTGTTGACCTGCTAAACTTCTATCTTGTTGGTCAGTAATAACTCCACCTATATCTTTAGCAACATCTCCTAATACTTGTGATTTATCATAATCTTGATAGGTATTAATACCTAATTCTGTTCCTTTAGCTAGAGCAGTCATATCTGCTTCTTTTTCCATAGCTTTAGATTTATCTACAACTCCTGCTTGTACAGTGCCTTGAAAATTACTTCTACCTAAGTCTGTTGCTTTTACACCGAATTGTGGAGCTGCCATTATTCTGTTTCCTCTGAAAGTTGTTTAGTAGGTTTCCCTTGTATTAATAGTGATGCATCTCTTACATTTGGGTCAGGATGTCTCTCCATTCTTGAAAGGATTTCTCCTAGTCCTTTAGTATCTGGGGACTGCCTTAATATCCATCCCATTATATTTTCTGTTTCACCAAGTTTAAATCTAGCGTTTTGTTTAGATATTATACCATCCATAATCCTATCAGCTTGACTTTGAGTATAACTACCTGTTTGAATTAATACAGACATATAGTTATTTAAGTATTTCATATAGGCATTCATACCTTTCTCATCCATTCTATCAGGATATTCTCTATCATATTTTGTAGCAGCATAAAGGTCTTCATCTATTCTTGTTATTTGGTCTGATACTCTAGCATCAATATTTCTCATTTGTTCTTTTATATTCCACTGGTCTATCTCAGGTCTTGTTTTCATACCTGTAAGACCTTGTATTACAGCCTCTACTCCAGTAATAGGTATACCTTTTCTAGTACCATTCTTAGATATAATTTCATTTAAGTTATAATACATTATTCCTTTATCTATATTATTACCTGCAGAAGTTGCTGTTGAAAGGGTTCTCATAGCCTCTGTAGCAGTTTCTAAAGTTAATGGTTTAGTTTTAAAGATTGTTAAAGCAGCTTTTAGTTTTGTACCTATATTTCCTATAGCTTGTACACCAGGAATACCTGGAGCTTCAGCATCATCTCCTTTCATAAATCTAGCTATATTCATCATTTCACCTATAATATCAGCATAAGCGTTAGTTGCATTAATAGAGGAAGCTTGAGAAAAAGTTACATTTGTTTCCTCACCTGCAATACTACTTAATATCATATTATTAAATCTATCCATATAACCTTCACGAGTTGCTTCTGCATAAGGATGTACAGTAGAATCTTCATGGTTTGCAAGGTAATCATATAACATTTTACCTCCTCCTAAAGGAAGACCATACTCTACTCCATGCATTAAAATTCTGTTAGCAGTAAGCTTAACTCTATCAGCTCTGGTTAGATTAGTTGCACTATCTTGTAGTACATTCATAAAACCTTTCATGTTAATAGATTGGAACTGTGTTAAGAAAGAAAATAAAGGAAGCCTTTGGAATTGTAAAGCTCCTGCTGATGTCATAGCACCAGATTGTTTCCAAGCTTCAAAACTAATTTCTTT